CCAAATAGCCGGATACCACATTGCCAATTGCCCCGGCATAGTTCGGGGTAACAATGTCCGGCTGTTGGATCGGAACGCCGCCAATAGAGGTAGTACCGCCCCCACGAACGCGGATGGCGTCAATAGGCGCACTCGCCTGCTGCGCGTAGGCCTCTTCCCGATTGCGCAGGGCCCTTAACTGAAGCTCCTTGCGCTTGCGCGCTTCCATGGAGGCCAATAAATCCTCCATCGACGGCGCGTAGGAACTCGACGGCGGTATTTGCGGCATTGCGTACCTCAGCTATTCCCAAAAGAAGAAGCTGCTATATTAGCGGCGGCGATCGTGTTGGCGTTCTTGTTCGCGGCGTTGGCGTTGGCTTGGTTAGCCCGCGCTTGATATTGCGCCTGCGCCGCCCCCAGCATATCGGCGGGGTTATATCCCGTCGATGTACCGAACCCCCTAAAATCAGGGCGGTACATTCCCCCCACAAACCCCTGCGCGGCGGCGGCTTTACTCCAAGGGTCCTGGTACTCCTGGCGCTGCTGCCCGTATTGCTGCGCTTGCCCACGTAACTGGGTGTCGTAAATACTCCGCGCCTCCTGCCCACCCAGCATCGTGGCTTGCTGGCTCGCCAACAGGTTAGCATCTTGCTGACTCGTCATGAGGTTCCGCATGGCGCGGTCAAACGCCTCCGTCCCCGGCTGAAGCCCTTGCTGACGCAAGCGCGTCGTAAAGGTCTCTTCCTCCGCCTGCTGCGAGGGGCGGGCGCGAGTCATGATAGACTCATAAAGCGCGTTACCCACTGCTTGCCCAGACGAGGGGTCGTAGGTCGGCATCTCCGCGCCCCGAAATGCGCCCTGCCCCTGTAGGGCGGCGATGGACTGGTTTTGCAAATCTAACGCAGAGTCCATCCCAGACGTAATGCGTGGGTCCCACGACTCCATTTGCGTCCAAGCCCCCGTTGTAGGGTCCTGCGCCCATTGCACCGACCCATAGGGGTTATATTGGTCCGGGCGGTTGGCCGCCGTTTGTTCGCGGGCGGTCTCCCGGCCTAGCGTGGCTTGTTGCTGCGCCAGTGCGGCGTAGTCTGGAGCCTTTGGAGCTTTGGAGCTTCTTTTGCCACCCATTACGCCACCTCCGAAAGCTGCACAGCCGCGCGCGCGAATTTCTCGAAATGCGGCACCCAGAGTGGATGGGTAATCATCCGACATTGCTCGCGCGTAAGAGAGTAAAGGATCATGTCTGCGTCCCTATAATACTCGGCAATGGTTGCCTCTTTTTGGAACCCTATATGCTCATCCAGCACCTGCGCGTCCAGATTATCCGAAGCTACCTGCCCAAGTACCTTCCGCACACCCAATACCTCAAACGGGAAGTGGGCAATCGCAAGCAACCAATTCCGCGACGGGGACCGCCCAGCAGCAACCCAAATATGCGCATGGATACTCGCGCCATTGTACCCATCAAACACAACACCCGCCACGAGTTCGCCAGCATCTATACAGGCGATGGCCTGCTGCTCATCCATCGGGCGAATGTGTACGTGGTGGCAAATCGCATGGAGCGCTGCCTCACTCGTATCTAGTGTTTTCATTGGTGCATCGGCAATGCTAGTCGGGCCTGGTACCCACCACCTAGCGCGGTCAGCGCCTGACCTAGGGCAGCAGTCCCCACGCCACGCCCGGGGCCGGCCATGCTACCGCTACCAGCCCCCGTACGACCGCCAGTCCCGCCCCAACCACCAGAGACTGCACCGGCACCTGTGGCCCCAGAGCGTGCTGTAGCGCCACCGGAACGTAATGTAGCGCCACCACCACCACCCGCACCACGCAGCAAGCTGCTCATAGTGATAGATTCATACGGGGTTGCTGCGGTCACGGTCGGCGCATCGGTAAGCGTGGGAGCCGTGATGCTGGTTTGTGTCGTCTGCGGTATGCTATTCATAGGAGGCGCGTAGCGGGTAAATGGCTGGCCAGTGCGGGGGTCTATGGTCAAACCTTGCGCATTAACGGCGAAGCCGCCACGGTTCGCAGCGTCTTGGATGGCGCGATAAGTACCATAGTCCATACGTCCGCCATAATAGATATTGCCGGCTAGGTTACCCAACCCACGACCAATAGCCCCGGGCAATAGCGAAGCCGCGCCGGACACGAGTCCGCCACCCAGACCGCCCGCATTATAGCCCTGCGCGGCATTCATGGCGGCGCGCACAAGATTACCGCCCGGCAGCAGTGCACCGGCGGCACGCCCAGCGCTAGAGTTAGCGAAAGCCACGGCCCGCCCGTAATCACTCCCACCTCGCAAGGCGGAAGCCATCTGCGAATTGCGGGTAGGTGTTTGTGCACCCGACGCTTGCGGTTTAGACATTAAATCATCCCCCCACTGCTCAAAACCCATTCCAGCGCCACCAATTGAACCGGCGCATTGGACGATACTTTCAACTGTAGCGCACCCGCGTAACCCATAGCATCAACCCCCACCCAAGGGCGGTAGGTTTCGCCCGCGCCCGCCCAGAAAGCCTGATCCCACAATGCAAAATCCCATAGCGCATTCTGGCTCGACGCACCAGGCGGGGACGGATTTCCGGCAAAGGGCAGCAGCTCATAGTCCACGGCAGCGCGCAATTTGTACTTCGGCGGGTGATCTGCTACGAAAATAGGTCGGACGAACTTGAAGTGCTTTATGGATGTGGGGTCGCCGAAATAACTGTACGCGGTCATAAGATAACTATTCACCGGCACGCCGCCCGTATTATCGAATAGTGTATTGTCCAGACCAATGTCTGAGGAGTGTTGCATGACGCGGCCGTCTTCGGTCCCGAAAAAAAGCACATTATTGTAAAATGCAAAGGTGCTGGCTGGCAGGTCGTAGGTAGTCCATGCCCCAGTCTGTAAATTCATGACGAATTGTAGTGCTGAAGTATTCGAGCCCTGCGGAACATTGACAATAAGCGCCTCAAAAACGGGCGCGGTGAATATCTCCCAACTGCGCACAAAGTCCGTCTTTACTGCCAGTCGGTTTATGCTCCGATTCACGCGCCGGGAAAGCGTTTCGCTATAGAGTGCGGACGTGGCGGACCCCTGAACTACCTTCGATAGGGGCAAGATACCCTGTCGCGACAATAAAACAGTATCGCCGCCAAAATCAGCGATGCCCCGCGCGCCCAGTGGCGTAGACGTAAAATAGAGAGCTTCCAAGCCCCAACTGTTGACGGAGGCCGGGTCGGTGCCGGCATAGCCTGCGACCTCGCCCACGCTGGAAAAGAACACTAGCTTATCGTCCAGCCCGTCACCGGAGTCCAGCGACCAAGTAGCCATAGCCAACAGCAACCCACCCCGCTTCAGGACACCGCCCAGATAAAAAGGTTTTACCTCACCAGCGACGGCATCAGTAGGCCAATACCATGACGTGCGGCTATCGACTTGCAGGAACCAAATACGGCCTTTGTGCGGCAGTACGTGGCTTAGTTGCGTGGGAGAAATCCCCTTTATATCCCCAACATTAACCGGTGTATCCGTCTGGGTCATGGAGATCCAAGACGTACCGTCATAAATGACGCCTGGGTCCACGCCATTGACGGCGACCAAGTATTGCCCCGATACATTCGCGTAATTCGTCCAGGACCATTTACCATTCGTCGCGGCTTTTACTAACGTGGGCGCTTGCGTTGGTGAGCTGACGTTATAAATGCCCGCCGCCGTCGCCGCGAATAGTTGATTCGTACCGTCCGTGCTCCGATATACCATAAGCGTATCTACAGGAGCCACGAAAGAAGTGGCCCACTCCTTATACCCGGCGCGGGTCCGCAATAAGCCAGTATCCGGGAAAAAATTAAGCAAGGAGATGGCGTACTGCGGGTCCATCAGCGGCAAGGGATCTAAATCATTGAGTCCACCCGAAGCGGCGGGGGCGGCGGCGGCGCGACTTGTTGCGCGTGCCCGATTGGTTTTAGTAAACATTAACTGGCCCAATTCCCATCAGGGATATTCTGATACCCCAATAGAAAATCCACATGCTGGCCTGCCAAAGATATGATTGGCGCACCCTGGTTCTGACCCTTCTCTGCCTCCAACATATACATGAATTCAGCATGTGTTCCCGAAGCATCCATGCCTTTTGCCGCCCAAAGCTTGTCCTTTACCCCGGTGATCATAAGGCGGCGGTCGAACAAAGGGATGTCCGCCTCGGACGTGACGCGATCCTTAAACAGCGTGGGCGTAACGCCATCCATGACCCAATCTTTGCTAATGTAGAAAAAATCGAAAGTCTCACCCACGCCGGGGGTAGGGAAAATATGAAACTTGTTCCCTAGAATGCGATAACGAAAAAATACCCCAACACTCACAATGCCAAATTGACACCAGCCCCATTGCTGAGCATTGAGGGGGCCGTACATCGGGCGCTTATCGGTGCTTGACCATTGCGTTTGATTAACGATGCGGCCAAAATCTTGCGGCAAGTCAAAGCTGGATGTACTGCCATCCCCAACGAATTGCTCAGTTTTTTCCAGGAACTGCCAGTCATGGACCCGCACAAGCTCATCGCCTAGCGAGTTAAGCAGCCCGATGCACTGATAACCAATCTGGTCGTCTTGCGAGGTAAACAAACTGACGGTCGGCAACCCAAGCTCTTGTGTGGCCGCGTTGATGATATAGGATGCCGTCGCCGTCATGGGCATAATTTAGACTCGCTTATTGTTTGCGCTCAGTAGCTTGCCTTGCTCGGATACCGCCAATTTCAACGCCTCCAACTCCGCGCGAAGAACCGTGTTCTCTTCCTGTAGCGCGAAAAAGGGCGCGGATTTTTCCGCCTTTTCCATCACTGCCTGAGCACGCTGGCGCAGGGTAAGCAGGCCTACGAGCTTAGAGCAGGCTTCGTCCGACACGCTCGACAACTGTTCAAGCGTTCGGATCTTAAAATACATCAGCTCTTCGATCTGCGAGCGAGTTAGCCAGGGTATTTCCGCCAGCGGGGTACCAATCAACTGCGCGTCACCTTCTATGCCCTGGCGGAATTTGGCATACTGCGCGCTGAAACGTGCGCGATCCAACTCCGACACCGGGCGGCGTACGATATTCGTACTGTTGCCGGACGCGACGATTTCCACATAGTCTTTATCACGGTAAATGGGGCGGCCTTCCTTCAGGCTCTCGACCTCATCTAGGACCGGATGGATGTAAAAACGTGCGTAAACCGCTTTGTCCGCAGCGGTACGACTTTCAAAATCCTCAACATTGAAATCTGCAACCTGTGTCATGGGGGTAAGTCTCTTATGGTGGGAGTACTCCGCCAGCAAGCCAAAAGGCTAACAAGCGGTCATTTAATGTCCCGGATATAAAACCCAGTGTTGTTAGTAATGTGAGCCATAAATCAGGAATTGTGCCCGTGAGCAGCCCTGTTTTTGCCAAGAGCATCTGCAACTCACAGTCCCCTAATGTGCCACCGGTCCCACCATTGGCCAAATAATACTCACGCAATCCTGAGTTATTATCCCCGCAAATGGCAGTGATGGCATCATTTAACGTTGACATGGGTTAGCCCTTGCGCGTTGTAGAAAAGTTGGGCACGTAGAAAAACAGGCTACGTACCCAACCCATCAGGTCATTAAGTGATCTGACCCTGGAGGAACGGGCGGTCGATGTCGATGTACGCAAGCCCCGTCGCCGGTGTTCCCGTCGAGGTGCCCACACGCGCACACAAAACCTGCTCACCCGCCACGGCAGCATCGTCCACACTACCCGGCGTGGCGGCCAGCATGAACACGTCCGCCCCAACCACCATGGCATTGGGTGCCTTGACCGCCGCCCGACCTTGGCGCTGGAACCAACCATACTGCCCCGCCGTCAGGGTAGACATGGACGCCGCGACCGGGCCATTGCCCGCCGTGGCCGGCGCCAGGACGGTCGCCCCAGTGACCAGCGTATAGGTGCACAAGGAACCCAAAATGACGGACGTGCCACCCTGTAGGTAGATAAATTCACCACCCCCGAGACTCGCACCGGTCGAGCTGCGGTCTTCAGCGGTGATCGTAGTGCCAATCGGCACAAGTGCCGTGGCACTCACCGCCCCGATTGGCTGAGCATTGATAACTGCTTCCTGTGAAAACCAAGCCATGCTATGCGCTCCTATTAGGGGTTGACGTCCAGGCGGCCCTGAAACTGAGCGCCCGAAGTGGTGAGGTTACCCGCAAACGCCAAAATCTGAACTTCGGCATCCTGATTGATGGAATAGCGCTTGTTCGGCGAAAGCGGCACAAAATTACGCGCACTGTGCGGCCTGAAATGGAGATATTTCGTATTGAGCATGAAGGCCGTGCCAGCGGGGCAGAAACCACCGATACCGCCGTCGAGCACAACATCCGTATTCATGAATTTCAGGGTCGGGAACCCGAGATCACCTACTTCGGCAGACATGAAGCGCTGCTGCGCCTGAAGGGACGCCACGTAGGCCTGCCAGACGGTATTATCCATCAGAATGAGGTCGGGACGGTCCATGCCGCGCTGAAGAGAGGCCCACAGCGTATTCATATCAGCTTGTAACGTCGAAGTGCCCGCCACATTTCGGAGCTTGGAGCGCCAAAACGTCCAGGTGGCGCGGTCAATACCGCCATACGTGCCGGTCGTCGGGTCCAAGGGCACCGCCGCATTCAAGCCAGTAATTTCCTTACCGCCGGAACCCGTGCCGTCCGAGTACAGGCCGCCACAGACCAAGTTCTGCATGGTGGACTCGGCCACATCTATACGGGAGGCCATCAAATCAATAAACTGCTCAGGGCCGGCGTTCTGAAGCATCTCCAAGCCACTGATCACAACTGGGCAAGCCACTGCCCTCCTAGTCTTTCGAGCTAGGCGTGGACTTTATCTTCATCCGACGTGGCGGATGCGACGTACAAAGTCTCTGAGCCAAGCAAGTATTCCCGGCACTTGTCCAAACGAACAATGCGCGTGAGATTCTTCAGTGGGATATTCGCCGCCAGGAACGATTTCACGTTAAAGGTAACGTCAAATCGTGGTTTCGTGCACTTCGCTGCGTCCATACGGGATCTATCCCACCCAGAATGGATGCTGATCCCCAATTGGCGCGCGATAGCGGCACAACCGGCCGAAATGGCCTCGTCCGTGGACGTAAAACCTACTTGGCAGTGCATCTGACCTTCCGTACGCCCTGATTTCTGGGCGTACGACACATGTCCGTCAGAATCAATCAAACCTGCCAGGAACTCGGCTTTTACCTCGTCCGGAGCGCTGAATATCCACTGGGGCGGGCGAGTCCGCCCATTCGTCTCGTAGAAGAACACATCAAACACCGTCTCACCAGCCTGATACTGAATCATGGGCATTGATGTATTCGCGTACTTGACCGTCCCCACACTATATCTCTTCCCGAGCACATTGAAAATCTGGTCTGCGGCGTAGTCTATGGGGTCCCTATCTGGCTTCCGCAGCATGAGCCGCTTGTGGACTTTGCCAGTCTTGTCAAGCCAAGTACATACCGTACCATCGCCAAGAAAGAACCCGAACGTATACGCCAGTCCGTAATACTGCTTTTCGCTGCTGATTGACCAATCCATTTACATTTTTCCTCTTTGGGAGTAAAGGCTCTAAGGCGTTTCCAGCATATCTCGTCGTGTTTACCGAACCGTTACCGGTCGGGGGCCACTGGGCTATTACGCCGCTTTAGCCTGCTTGATGTCATATTGCGCCGCGCTCAAGACATCCTGCGGCGTGACGGGCAACAGGTCATAGCCGGAATACCAGCCGCCATTCCCGTTCTCGGAGAAGGACAGTTCTTCATAAATGATGCGCCCGCCACTGAACGGGCGGGACTTCCCGCGCTGCTGAAGCCGGGTCAGAAGGGCATTGTTTTTGGTAACATTATCGGCAATTTTGCGACTACGCTTTTCGATAGTGGTCGCAATGATATCGCTAACATTGGGAAAGGCCATGGAAGGACCTCCTAAATAAGTGGGTGATGTCGGTTCGCTTGGCGGGTTAGCCGCATCACCCTTTGGAGGTCAGCTCGCAATGGGTAGCACTATCAATCTACTCTATACCGCGTCAATGTACAAGCAACTATCCCCGGGCAGCGGCGTTCCAGGCTTCGCGCAGCAAATCGTCAATGTCGTCGCTCTCTTTCCCGGCGGCGAGCAGTCGGCCCGACGCCGGCACGCTCGCCGCCCCGGCCATCTTCTGCCGCGTCTGTAAGTCGGCGGCCTGCTGTGTCGTCATTTGTCGCGATAGTAGCACCTCGCGCACGGCTGGCGTGGTCCAGATAGCCTGGTCGTACGCATCTTTTAGTGTCTGCGCTTGCCCGCTTTCAAAGAGATCTGCCATGCGCCCGCGCACATCGCTGAAAAATTCATTCGACGGGTCGCTGGCGAACCGATCCATCTCCCCCACCACGGCACTTTGCTCAAAATTCGAGCGCCATGCCCTCATATCCGCCAACTCGGCCAAGACGGCGGGGGGCGCACTGGCGGCGTACTGCGGGGCCCCCAGCGGCGCGGGTGTCCCCATGCCGCGCTCGACCACCTCACGAAAACCCTGCAAGCCGTAATCATCGGCCAATTGCATGAGAATTTGGATCTTCTGCGCCGGCGGCGCGACACGCAAAGCGCGCTCAGTCGCCAGTACACTCGACACGGCCTCGGCGCGATTGTGCACCCCGAGGCTGTCCATGTACTCACCAAACTGACCGACCGCATTGGCGAGTTCGCTCGCGCCCTTATACTGATCATGCAGCCGCTGCACGCCGTCCATAGCGGCCTGTTCACGGCGGATAATCTCCTGCCGGAAGTCCTGCGCCAACGTACCCCACTTCTCCCGCATTGCCGGAGTCCAGGAACTCGGGGCCTTATCTGCGGATAGGGCGACTCCGATCACTGGCTCGGAGGTGGAATCTTGGGCAGCAGCGCCAGCAATGACAATCGGCGGCGTGCCCTCGGCGGCGTTTCCCAGCGGCTCG